CTGCCACCGCATCTCGGGCACGGGCGTCTGCATCCGAATAGCGTCTGCCACCCGCTTGGCCCGTGCTTCTTGATCCGAGTCTGGCGTGGAGATGTCCCCTGCCACGGCAAACATCTGGCGACGGCGGTATTCCTTCATGTCGATCACGCCCGTTTGCAGCCAGTTGTCCAGCATATACATACGGAACGCCAACGGCATCGGCATCATCGACGAGGCTTCGACCTTCACATCGCTCTGTCCGTCAAAGTCCGACGCCGACACGGCACGGGCGAGGTCGGGACGACCCTTGCCAACTGCGCCAAGCGAGCGGGGCATATCGTAGCCCCACGACATCCCTGCCAGCGTGATCTTACCCCAGTCAGTGAAGGCCATCGCCAAAGCATTGACGCCGGGGCTGAACACCCGCTCCAACTGTTCACGGCTGGCAATGATAGCACGGCCCGATTCGCCCGTCACCTGCCCACGGCTGACCGCATTGTAACCCGAGGCGTTTTCAAAGGCGCTCTTTTCCAACGCGAGGGCTTCTTTGACATCGTTGCCGACACTAAACCCGTTCACGGGCTGGATGCTGTCCGACATCGGGCCTGCGCCACGAATTTCGATCATAGACGTGACGCCGCCCATGAAGGTTTCGGTCGCAATCGCGTTCGGGCGTGTCAGGAATCGACCACCCGCGTTCACACGGATGTTCTCGACCCACTTGGACAACAACGCATTGATCCGCATCTGGTGATCTATCCATTGCTCCATGACGGGGCGCGGATAGTAACTGGGGTCGCTGGAACCGTCGCGTACTGGGACCAGTGGAATCGTGTTCCACATAAGGGGTGAGGGTCCGAACACGACTTCATCGCCAACGACCACCATCTGCAAGCCTTCTGGCAGCACATCGGGGTGCGGCTGGAGATAGACCGTAAACCGTTCCGTCACATCCTCATCCCGCAACCGCTGGCCTTCGCCAATCGTGGTCTGCGAGAGAACCCATGCGCCAATCCCTTCACTGCCGCTGTACGTCGGGCCATTGCTCGTGGACAGCATCGTGTTGGCGGCGTCCAATCCCGTCACGCCATACCGATACGCCGCCTCACTCCGAGAAATCACCTCGCGAATGATGACCCAGTGTGGGCGCTGGGTCGCGGTCGCGTTAGGCGAGACACGAACCTGCTCCACCCGAAGCGTTTGACAGCCAATATCGCCCATAGGCTTCTTCTGCCCAGCAAGATCACCCATGCGCTCGTCCCACGGTCCACGATTCGGGTCCCAGTACTCGTGCCAGAAGGAAATGCCGTCCGTTTGCGCCCAGAAACTGGCTTCCCTCGCCATACGCTGCATCTCTTGCTGCTCATACTGGTACTCCAGCGCCATCTGTTGGGCTTGCGCCTTCCGACGATCTTCGGGGTCTTGCGTGACGGGCGTGACGGAGAAGCCGGGCTTCTGATCCATCAGAATCTGCAACCGCTGATCCAACGCTTTATCGACCATGTTGTACACCACACGGGCCGCATCACGCGGACGGGCAGGTTCCCGCCACGGACCCATGCCGTTGGCCGAAATCCACTGCTGCCCTGCACGGAACAGGCGATTGCGTTCGACGAGGTGGAGATGCATCTGCACCGCATCGCGCCGACCCTCCCACAAGCCACGGCACCACGACGACCACGCAGACGGGTCGATGTCGTCTTGCCCATCTGCGCCGGGGAAGTCGTACCCATACAATGCCCGCTGCAAGCTGGCATCGTTTTCGGCGGCAGTGCTGGTGTTGTTCGACGGCGGGTTGGGCGCAACCTTCTCGTTCGGGCCAAGCGGGTCGTTCGACAACCCTTCCATCGCCCGAAGCATCTCCGTTTCGAGGATCGGGCCGTCGAGGGATGGGACGGTCGCGGTGCCGTCAGCCAACAACCCCATCGGGTCGTTGTCGTCAAAGAACATCGGTCCCGTCATGCGTCAATCCTCCCCACGCCAAAGGCACTTCTGACCGCGTTCCAGTCCCGCAACGTAGCGTACTTTTCACGGATAGACTTCATCACATCTTCCTGCGCCCAGCTATCGGTGTACTGCAACACGACGGCCACCAAATCTTCAGGTACATGGACCGTATAGGGATCTTCTTCCACCGGACTTGTATCCCGATACGGGGCAAACAGCTTGACCGTTGCACAGCCCTGATAAATGCCGTAGACCAGCACCAGCGGCCACAGGATACGGAGGAAGAACTCTATCACGATCCGACGTAGCGGACGGTCAGGACGGGCGAGCCAGAGGTGTAGGCCGAACACCGTGCCCGAATCGCCGCATACCCGCCAGACGACACCGTAAAGGCACCCACCGCTGTTGCCGTCGAGGCCGCTGTCCCGCTGTTGCTGGGAAGACAGTTGAGGGCGACGTAGGTTGCGCCATCGACCGTGCCTTCAAACGTGATCGTGGCGGAGAAGGTGCCCGTGATCTGGATGCCGACCGATCCCACACTGGGCAAGCCCGAGATGGTGGCGGCGTCTTGTGCAGCGGCAACGGTCGTCGTGCTTTTGAGCAAGTTTCCAACAGACATCGCTATCTCCTGCTAAACGTTAATTGCAGCCACTACACTGGAAAGAATATATCCGTGTTTTCGTCGTCTACCGTTGCTTCTCCGCCCCAGTACGGCTGGCACTCTCCGCAAGCGCAACGGCCTTCAAGGTACAATGCGGCAAAACGAAGAAGCTCTGGGTTATCTCGAAAATGCCCAAGTCCCATGTTGCATCGCATACACAACCCGCCACGCACATGCCCAGTGCTGTGATCGTGGTCTACGGCAAACTTCCCATCTTTTGTCTCACCGCAAATTACACATTCTGGCAAAGCGCGAGCTTCAAGCCCTCGCGTTTTATCAGAAACTCCTTTTGGCAAACGTATTGCGCGCCTGCACTCCCGACGGCATTGACGGCACCATGAATCTAGCCCGTTATGCTTTTTGTTGTGCAATGGGAAAAATTCAGCGTTTGCTGGTTTTTCTGTTTTGCACCGTGTACACGTTAGCAATCCCATTGACGCCTTGCTTTGTTTAGACGGCTCTCTGGGTCTGCTGCTGCTTTAGGCCACATCTTCTTCTGCCCAGCACTCCGCTTACAAAACGCGATCCGTCGTTTGGCAGACGTTGGGCTTTTGGCCGCTTCCGCTGCTTTGACAGGCGGTTTGATATCTTTGCCAGCCGCCCGCAGCGAAGCGCGACCGGCGGCGTTAAGTCCCCCGTCTGGGTTTTGCCCTTCCTTCCGCTGCCACGCCGGGGAGGCCATGTAACTACTTGGCCTTCTTCAACTGCTTGTGCTGCTTGATGGCAATGGCGAGGAAGCCTGCGACCATCGCCTTCACCACTTCGCCGTCCCATGCCGCCAGATCAGCGGGGACATCTACGCCCAACGTGGTCGTCAGGACCGTGCCAAGCGAAGCGATGGCAATGGCAAGACCCTGCTTGGCATAGGTCGGAGCCTTATCGACCAACGCTACACTCCGTTTGACAGCATCAACCGCGAACGGGGTGGCAAACCCGACCACAATCGGGGACACCATCTTGATCGCCAACGTGATGGCTGGATTCTCAAGCATCAGTCTTCCTCCTCCATGTCGGATTCGTCTTCGTCTTCCATCTCGCCATCGTCTTCTTCGTTCATGCCCATCTTTTCTTCGATAGCGTCTAGCCGTTCCATCAGCGCATCGAGTTTGGCCGACAGTCCTTCGGGGCTGGTTTCTGTCACCATCTCCTCGTCGTCGCCACCTTCCTCGTCCATCGGATAGCCCTTCTCATCCCGCTTGGCAAACGCGCCCTTCTCGCCCTTCTTGCTCATCGGTTTGCCAAGGCCAATCACCACGGTCATGCCGGGGGGACGGAGCGGCTCGCTAGTGGTCAGCCCTTTCCGCTTTAGCATAGGTTTGCGGCCTAGCTTCTTGCTCAGTTTTGCTAATACTGCATCCATGCCCGTTTGCTCCATGTGTTACCAGCCCGATCCGGGCAGTTGGGATTGGAAATCTCCCGCAGGCTGAAACAGCCGTCCTTCTCCAGCTTCGGGAGAAACATAGGGGTCGTCCACAATTTTCCGCAATCCCACTGGCGCTTCAGGCACGGCTCCCTGCACCCGATCCCACCCGTGCAGTGCCAATGCCACGGCCATCACGCCGTCATCGTGGAACCCAGACGGCGCTTCGTATCTTACGCCAGTCGCCGTGTAGGTAAACTCAAAGGCTTCCATCTCGGAGGTCAGCCATCGGGCGTCTTCGGAATCTGGCAACGTGAGTTCTTTGCCTTGAAACGCGGCGACCATGCGCTGCATCAGGCGGAGCTTGGACGACTGGGTGAAGACATGGGGCGTGACGTTGACTCCCATGACTTGCAGGTCGGCCACAATCGCATCGCCCACACCCGTCGCATCGGCCACAACGGGCGTGTCCCCTACCTTCCCCCTTATCCGTGCCTTTGTCGTGGCCCACGGAGCCTGCCAGCGGTCCAGAAAGGCCACTCTGCGGTAGGCGTCAAACCCCACCAGCACGGTAAAGTCCATGCTTCGGGCCAAATCCACGCCGTAGACCACAACAGGCTGGTCGGACAACGGGCCGATACTGGCACGGATGGCTTCCAAGCCAAAGGGATTTGCGCCGTCGTCGGTCGGGATGCCTTCAAATTCTTGGGCAAACACTTCGGGCGGCAGCTCTCGACGGGCGGCTTCGACCTCTTCGGCGGGGATGTACGGGTTTTCTAGCGTTGAGGCACGGAAGGATGCCCAATCGGGGTCTTCGCCTAACCCACGGTTGAATAACACGACAAACCCATGTCTCCGGCCCTTTGGGGTGCCCAAGATTAGCGCCCGACCCTTGAGATCGACTAGTGTGGGGCGGATGGCGGACTGCCACACTTCCAGCAAATCCCGTGTAATCCCCGCCTCGTCGATCACCACCAGCGCATATTTACGGCCTCGGGCTGGGTCTGGCGTGTCCAGCGTCCAGACTTCGATCACCCCGCCTGTGACCAACTCCAGCCGCTTGTCCTGCTCGTTCATGCGGGCCGTGATGGGGGCCAAGCGGTCTACCAGCTCCCGCCACGCCTCCAGCGCCAGCTTATAGGACGGCGCAAACCACCCCACCGGCTGTCCTGCAATCGCTATATCGCTGGCTTCTCGGATGCCACAGGCCGACTTCCCCCACCGCCGTCCACACATCACCACCCGAAATCGGGCAGGGTGTGTGGCAATGGCTACCTGCCCCGGGTGCCGTCTGTGGAGGCGGACTTCCACCTCCCCAGCGGATGAAGCGCCATGTCTATGCTTTCCACGAACCGATGCCATAGTCTCTCTAGTTAACTAGTGTACTAGTTACTCAGTTACTCAGTTACTCAGTTACTCTGTTTCTCTGTTACTAATAAAAGAGCTGTTGCTGTTACTCGTTAGGGTGACTGCGTAGTCACCCCCCTACCTACTACCCCCGTCACTCCAGTCACCCCCTACTCCTGCGCCAATTGCTAGAGTAGACGCTACCATCACATTCTTCAGCGCCTTCTCATTCCGTACTGGCGCCTCATCTTCCACAACCTTCACCTGTAGCGTTTGTGTGCCCTGATGCTCTACGGTCTGCTTCTCCCCATACTCCAGTGGGTTGGCCTTTGATGCTGCCCACTTCAACGTATCAATCAGCACCCGATCCATTGCTGTCGTACTCGACGTGCTTTCCCGTGCCACCACAATGGCTTCCTCTGCCAATGCCTGCCCTAATAGGGCTTTTGTTTTTTGATAGCGCAGATACCACGCTTCATCCAGCGTAATCCACATCCGTACCGATCCGGGTCGAATCACTTCTCCCCGTGCCCGTGCCACTTCCTTGATCGTTTCCTGCAGCGTTTTGCCATCCGCCATCCCACTCAGCACGGCTTCCACGATTTCTTCCCGCCGCTGTCGGTCTGCCCCACTCGCTATCGCTGTCTTTGACACGCATCGCCTCCGTTGTTTTTTTGATCTCGCGTGATCTCGTCCCATCGCCCACAAGATACGTCTGCTCCGTGTTCTTGACAAGGAGTACAAGGGTGATCTGACCGTGTGGTGGTGGCAGCGCATGTACCGCTCGCTCCGCCGGGGGATACCCCCCCCTCCCCCCTCCCCGCGCCCGTTCTCTCCCTCTGCGCCGCCCTCTGCCGCTCACTCTGAGCCGACACGCTGCCGCCGTCACGCTGCCACTCTGTCACTCTGTCACTCGCTGCGAGTGGCGCTGTCACTTGCTGCAGCTGCAGAGTGTCAAGCTGTCTGCGCCCTCTACGAGGAACGCGCACGGGCGACACGACACCGGATCACCTGCCGCGCACATCCCAACCCGACCCCCGTTCGCCAGCCCCTCGCGACAGAGACTGACAGAGGGAAACCAGATCAATTCACGGGCAACCCTTGACACGGCAAAGCCATCAAGCGATATTAATTGGGTAGGCCGGAACGATGCAACGAAGCGCACGACGTGAAGTCGCCGCCACTCGGGAGCACGACGGATTCTACCCAGCGCATGGCGCTGTCGGCTCTTTGACAACTGACGTTTCCTGTATCGCTCACTCTGCAGCATTCGCTGTATCGCTCACTGTACCGCTCACTGTACGACTCACTCTACCGAGAATCCCCGCCATGATGACCAAGTCACAACGCCGCACCGCTCGCCGTATCGACCTCACTGCAGCCCGTGCCATCTTCGGCAAGTCATTCACGAACTTGGTGACATGGGCACAGTCTTCTCCGAAGCTTGCCAAGCCCGCCGAAGAGGGTGGACGCCCCATTGTCGCCGCGCTGATTTACCTCTCACCAGCCAACTTTTCAGGGTACGAAGTCTGCGGGTCTCGGACCAAGGGTTGCACCGCTGGCTGTCTGGCCTTCGCTGGGCATGGCGGCATGGGTGTCGTCAGAGACGGCACGACGATCACGAAGACCAACGCTTGCCAAGTTTGCCGCCTTCGCCGCACTCTGATGCTCTTCGAGAATCAGGCGCTGTTCATGGCCCTCCTCTCGGAGGACATCGAAAAGCTCATTCGGGACGCTGCCAAGGTGGACGGCATTCCTGCCTTCCGACCGAACGGCACGTCGGACCTCGACTGGACGACGATCCCCTGCCCTCGGAATGGCCGCATGTTTTCCAGCATGTTCGAAGCGTTTCCCGAAGTGCGGTTTTGGGATTACACGAAGGTCGCCAAGCGCATGTTTGCCTTCCTCGCTGGGGAGCTTCCTGCGAACTACACGCTGATTTTCTCTCGGGCCGAGACGTTGGCTTCCAAGCTCACCGCTATGGCCGTGCTGAAGGCTGGCGGCAACGTGGCGGCAGTGTTTGCCACCAAGAAGGGCCGCGCTCTGCCCACCGAGTGGAACGGCCACATCGTTCTCGACGCTGACGTTCACGATTTCCGCTTCCTCGACCCTCGCTCTGCCAAGGGCTACGTCCTCGGGCTTCGGGCCAAGGGTGACGCTAAGGGTGACACCTCGGGCTTCGTGATCGCTGTCTGATCTTGACTCCCTGCAGCGCCTCACTCTGGGGCGCTGTACCCGCTGCTCCCTCTCTCTCCGAGACACAACATGACCGCTACGATCAACACCATCGCCGATTACGCCGCCACCTTCCGCGCCGACCTCACCGAACACCAGAACATGCTCGCCTCTAGCCTCCGCTCGCTGGTCTCCCACGGTTGGGTGGTCGTCATCCGCTCGCCATCACTCACCGAGGGCGGTCCAAGCACCATCATGGCGACCGACTTCACGGTGGAGGGCCGAAAGGTCACCAACCCTCGCATGGGGTCGGTCCTTCGCTGCACTCGCTTCACCAAGGAGGACGCCATCTCCATCGCCTCTGGCGTCCACAACGGCAAGGGGGAGCAAGGCGAGGCCATGACGGTGGTCAATGCCCTCCGTCACCAGATCGCCACGCTGGAAGGCATCCTCGCCAATCTGGGCACACTGGCAGCCAGAGTGGACACGCTGGACGCCTGAATCACCCTCGGGGGGCGGCACTCTGCCGCTCCCTCTCACCCCCCTCTGGAAACACACCATGCCCAAGCTCAAGCCCGCTTCCTGCGAGTGGTTCACCCGCTGCACTCGCCCCGCCACTGGGACGACGCCGCACCTCTTCCTCGGTGACATCCCGACCTGCGATCACTGCCACACGTTTGTGACTGGCGAAGTGCGCCAGACCGCCCCGCTCACTCCCCTCTGAGGCTCACCATGACCTTTCACATCACGTTCTCGTTCACCACAGGCCACAGTGCGGTCCACGCTCCCACCTGCCGCGCTGCAGGGAAGCACCGCCGAGGGCACATCGTCCTCCCCGTGCAGGCCGCCACCCCGCAAGAGGCGGCACAGGCATGGACCGAGTCGGAGGAACTGGTGTTCCGTGGGTTCCCGCTGCCTGTGATCTGCCGCTGTGCCATCTCCCTTTCTCCCTCTGAGGTCTGACCATGCGTGGACTGTACATCCCCAGCAGCAGCGGCTACTTCGACTTCGCTCCCATCCCGCACATGACGCCCCTCTCTCACCCTCACCTCGCCATGCAGACGCCCCACACCCTCTCGACGACAGACCTGCTCACCCTGTACGCCGAATGCTCGCCGTGGTGCGAGTCAGAGACGACCGAGATCATGCTGCAGGAGATGGCCCGCCGTGGTGTCACGCCCTCCCCTTGACACCGCTGTTATGCTTCTCCCGTGTAGTTCTTGACACTAACCCCGCCTCGGAGACCTGACCATGTCCACGCTGAACATCCCCACGATCACCGACGAACAGCGCCGCGATGCGGCCATCCTCATCGCCCAGTTCGTCCGAGAGGGCGTCCGCTTCCGCGCCGTTAGCACCGACGTAGGGAACGACATCACCATCACGTTCACCGGAGGATTCTGACCATGCGAACGACCTACGCCATTCACGCCACGCCAGACAGCATAGCGCGGCTCCTCGTCACCGCTCAGGCGACAGAGCTAGACGCGCCGACTGTGTCGCTGGGTTCGTCCTTCGTGGTGTGCAGTGAGTGCCTGTATGCCACCGACGAGGAAGGCCGCACCGACGCACTCGACAGCATGGACAAGACGACCGGATGCATCTCGACTCGCGGGACCAGTGCCGCACACCTCCCGTGCTGCCTGTGCGATAACACCAGCCAAGGGTAACCCACATGAGCAAGTACACCCTCCCCCAAGTGAACCTCAACGGCACCAGCAAGGCCGAACTTATCGCGCAGCAGGACGCGGTGGTGAAGGCCACTGAAGCCCTCGCTCGAGCCTTGCTCCAAGCGTATCCGCATGGCCGAGACTATGTGTTCCGTCCGCACGAACTGCAGGCCGCACAGGACGAACACGCCGACGACTATCGGGCGTTGGATGCGATCCACGCACGGGCCAGCACCATCCTCTACGCCCTCTGGGAAGACGGACGATGAACCGCCCCTCGTTCCTCGACCGTCACCCCGCGCTCGCTCTGCTGTGCATGCTTCTCCTCTGGCTCGCCCTCGGCATCGCTGAGGGGCTGGGATACTAGCCCTTGACACCCGTGTTATCATTCTCCCGTGTAGTTCTTGACACTCACACCCACACCGAGATCGCCATGACCATCGACGCCGTCACCGTCACCCTGTCACGCGAGGATTTGGAGCGGCTCCTCGCCACCGCCGAGTACTACGCGAACGACCTCCGCAAACGCGCCACGATGAAACACCGAGATGGCTCTGGGAGGCCGACGCACCTTGCCGCTGGCCGTCTGGCGCAGGCCGACCGACTCGACACCACCGCGCACAACCTCCTGTCCGCGATCAATCAGGCCGACTGATTCCCCCGAGGGGGCGGCACACCGTCGCCCCCACCACTCCCTGCCAAAGGACGCGAACCATGAAGACCATCGACATCACCCCGACGTGGGCCAGCCTTGTGCCTGCACTTATTCACATTCTGCAGCATTCGGAATCCGAATCCTCCAAGCACGACATCGCGGAC